TCAATAGCCTACATAGACTATGCGCTGTATTGACTGGTTAGTTAACAGAGGTCTATTTTGACTCTTTTTTGTATCTGATAGGGTACAGTAACAATTCCACAGACTCCAGCCCCTCCCCCGTCCTCTTTAGCACACCCGCCTCAGCCTGCTGAGTCCTGCTGAGTCCTGCTGAGTCCTGCAGAGTTATCCACAGGCTCTATAGTTATCCACAGGTTATCCACAGGCTGTGTAGTCTGGGGCGTGTGTCTAGGGTGGTACTCTATAGCCACTGTATAGACTTATTCATACGCCACAGTCCCTATGCGGACCGAGGCTATATAACTTACATGAATGGTTTAGCATTTCATTATAGCTAAATAGTATTAGACAAGGTAAAGCGGTGGCGTATAATGGACTCAACAAGCAAGAAAACACACATACCGTGTAAATGAGAATCATTATCATTAACAATAAAGAGGCTACATACTATGAACAACTACAACACGTTTCAAACTCTGCTAGCAATGAACGCTGAGAACGTCAGCCCGCAAGCTGCCTACAACATTATCGCTGCTACCGAGATCAACGAATATCGCGGCGCATCCACCTACAACTTAATCAGTGACTTAATTCATTGCGTAGAGCAAGCACACAACGGACTAAATCAGCAAGTCGCTGGCTGGCTGGCTGAGGTGCTAGTGCTGGCGTACAGAGCGAGCAACTAAGACTAAACCAATCAACGCCCCGCAAGGGGCAAACCAAACAACGAGGCACAGACAATGCATTATTTTGAACCACTGTACACACTGATAAAAGAAAACGAAGAGGCCTATCATATCGCTTGGAATAGAGTTTGCGACTACCAAGGCAGTTGCAGCCAAGAGTTCGAGGCTTTGCAAAACATGGTCGAAGCGAGGGGGTTGGCATTAACTGCAAGCCGTCAAGCTGAATATAAGACCTACCTAGCACTATCAAATTAAAGTAAATAAATCGAGGCATGACACTATGAAACACTGGGAACTTGAACACAACGGCAATCACATTCGCATCGAGTGGAACGAGTCAGCGACTTTTAACCTGCAAACGCCTATCGGTGGCGAATGGGTTGATTATCACTGTTTCACTTGCTACGGTATAGAAACGGATCAGGAAGCGTTAGAATGCGCCTACGATGTATTAAATGAACTAGAACCAGAGGAATACTAAAAATGAAACTTAAAAAAATCGGCAGTAATCAAACAGAATTATTTAATAACGGACTGGTGGTCTTATTTAGCTACGAAACCCCAGTCGCTGCGCTGCTGCCTAGTGGTCGCTATATTAAAACAGGCACGAAGTACAGCACAACAACAACAAGGCACGTCAACAGTTGGCTGCAAGGCGTGTTTAGCGACGTTGAGACAGTGGCGCAAGGTGTACTTGACGGTTTAATTGAGAGGGTGAACTAATGAGCAACCAAACAATGGCCAAGCAATTGCAAGCATTCTACCTTGATTGGATTAACAATTATCTGACAGTTGAAAAAATGGCAGAGCATAACGAGCTGACAGTAGAAGACACTGCTACTCTTATCAATCTTGGCAGATCATACCATGAGGAGGGTTTAAACAATGTCTAACTATAAAGGCAATAGCGCACTAATCCGCCAACAAGCGCGACAGCACCGCCGAGAGCTATCAATTAAAATTGTGGGGTGGTGCGTCATAGGTTGCGGCGCAATCGTAGGTGCTGGCATGTTCTACGCGTTTGCGGTGGTTGTGCTGGCGATGGGTAGCAATTAACGTCTACGCCATTTTAATGGCATAGCAGTACCCTAGCATGGCTAGACATACTAAAACGCCTCAGAACGCATTATAGAGCGTTCTAGGGGCATTGATAACCGATAGAGAGGTGACAGAATGAAATACTTTACATGTGAAGACAAGAACCGAACCGACCCACCAGAGATGGACTATTTCAACAGGTTCCTCGACGATGTTTTAGACTGCGACCCTGAAGACCCTAAAGCCTTCAGAGAGGCGTTGACGGACTATCCACCAATGACAGACGCAGAGATAGAGAGAGCTAAAGCGGAGGCTTTAGAGCATCGACAGCAGGTTGAAGCACTTGCTGAAGAGATGATTATTAAACAAAGACTGCGTAATAACGTACGCTATAGAGACTAAAGAGACTGCAGCGACTAAAGCATTTTACAGGGTAATATTTAATATTATTTATTTACATTTTGTAGAGTGCTTTAAACTATAGAGTATATTTTATCATATTTTTGACCGCTTTAAAATAGTTGAGGGTTTATTATGTTAGATATTTTATTGTGTTTTATTATTGTTTGTACCATAGTTACATGGCAGACGCTGAAGAACGATGATGGGGGTGATTTATGACTGGCAGAACTCACGGTGGCAAAGGCAGTCGCCAACGACCCACCAGTAATAGCTTTTATGACAATTTCGACGCTATTTTTAAAAAGAAACCAGAGCAGGAGGTGAGTAACGTGTTTAAAGAATATATGCAAGGTGGTTTAACACCAGAGATTCAAGCGTTATTGAAGGCGCAGGTTGATATTAAACAAGGTTTATTTTCTATTAAGCAGGCCGCCAATTTCTATGACGTTGAGATAATGGATATTATAAACTTTATAACAGAGTCGCAAGAATACGACGAGTACAGCAGGAGCGCACGATAATGGTTTCTCAGCGCGTTATGTTATTTAGAGGGCAACACCCTGCCTTAGTCTCTGGAAACGCTTACACGTACAAAGAGCTTGCTTCAGTGGCAAAGGTAGGCGTTAACACTATGAAAAACAGAGTGTGGCATCTCAGAGAAGTAACAGACGAACATTTATACCCTGTTAACGGACGCTGTAGGCTTAAAAACAAGCGGCCAGTGAATTACACGCCAATGGATAGACTAGAGACTAAAACAGACAAAGAGAGCCAACAGTGGCTCAGGAGAAGTTTATTATGACATCGACACATCAACCACTTATGACGAAAAAACTGTAATTTATCGACATAACAAACAGACGGGGTGACAAATGATAGAAATTATTTTAAACATTATGTTTTTTACAGCACTGGTGGTACTATCGCGTGGAGCTTGGTTACTTCACCAAGACGCACAAGACGCATATAACGAGAGGAATAGAAAATGATGGTAAATGTTTTTGATAGAATGCTAGGGCTTGAGTTTAGAATGGGCGTAGGTTTTGACGTTGAAGCGGTAGAGTCAAAGCCTGTATGGGTACATAACAGCATCACCGAGGAAACCAGCGCAATGCCGTTCGACGGGCTTGTGATCTTGTTACCGTTCATGATTATTACTTTCGGTTATGTGTACACAATAGAGGATTAAACGATGGCATTTACAAACATTCATCTACCATGCGAGAACTGCGGCTCATCAGACGCTAAGGCAGTTAATGACAATGGTTCGACAATATGTTTTTCGTGTAATCACTTCACCAGAGGCGATGGACAGATGCAAGCGGTAGAGCTGACAGAAGATGTTGCACCAAGACCTAAGCAGAACTTCAGCTCAGTAGAGAATCTGCTCACTACAGCAACATATAAGGGCATTCCAGAACGCTGCATCACACAGGCGACAGCCAAGTTCTTTGGTGTGCTGGCAACACCAGATAAATATTATTTTAGTTATCACAATCCAGACGACAGCACCTTACCTGTTGCTGCGAAGGTGCGGCAGATAGACAAGCAATTCTCTGTTGTTGGTGACTGGGCAAGCGTAGGCTTATTCGGTCAGCATTTGTTCAACGGTGGCGGTAAGTTTATCACTATAGTCGAAGGCGAGTTTGACGCGCTGGCAGCGTATCAGATGACAGGCAGCAAGTACCCTACAGTGTCAATCAAGTCTGGTGCAGCATCTGCGCTGAAGGACTGTAAGGCATCGTATGAGTTCTTAGACAGCTTCGACAGCATTGTTATTTGTTTCGACGGTGACGAAGCAGGCAGCAAGGCAGCTAAAGAGGTAGCAGAGCTATTTGGTGGCAAGTCTAAGGTAATGAAGCACCCACCACACTACAAAGACGCTTGCGACTACCTGAAGGAGAATGACGCACATGCTTTCACCTCCGCTTGGTGGGCAGCAGAACGCTTTGTGCCTGACGGCATCATCAACGGTGCTAGTCTCTGGGACGAAGTGAACAGACCTGTAGAGGCAGCTTCTGTGATGTACCCGTGGGACAGCCTTAACAAGCTAACCTACGGCATCAGAGAGGCAGAGCTAGTGACTATCACGGCAGGCTCAGGACTAGGCAAGTCTCAGTTTGTACGAGAGATTGTCTGGCACATAGTGAAGAAGTCAGAGAGCAACATAGGCTTGCTATTCCTTGAGGAGAACGCTAGAAAGACAGCATTGTCTTTGATGTCACTGTCAGCCAATAAACCTTTACATATACCAACCACAGAAAGCACTCAAGAAGAACGCTGGGACGCTTTCAGCAAGACGCTAGGAACACAGAGACTATTCTTGTTTGATCACTTCGGCAGCACCAGTGTTGACAACATCATCTCAAGAGTCAGGTACATGGCTAAAGCCCTTGACTGTAAGTTTATATTCTTAGATCACGTCTCTATTGTGGTGTCTGCACAGGGCAACGGCGACGAACGTAAGGCACTTGACGAGATTATGACACGCTTGCGTATGCTGGTGCAGGAAACCAACATCAGCTTATTCGTTGTGAGCCACCTAAAGCGTCCAGACTCCAAAGGACACGAGGAGGGTGCAGCAACGTCCCTGTCACAGCTTCGCGGCTCAGGCTCTATTGCACAGCTCTCAGACATGGTTATAGGATTGGAGAGGAACGGACAGGCTGACGACCCTATAGAGAGAAACACAACACACGTCAGGGTGCTGAAGAATAGATTTGCAGGCATTACAGGACGCTCAGGCGGCTTGCTGTACAACTCAGTATCTGGTAGGATGACAGAAATTAAAGAGGAAGTATTATAATGAGATGCGTAGCATGTAATAAATTATTGACAGACTTTGAAGCAACACGGAAGGTAGCTGCAACTGGCGAATTTTTAGACATGTGCAACTACTGCTTCTCTTACTCCGCAGAAGATATTGACACGCTGGAAAGACATGATTTAATGTCAGAGCGTGATTGTGAACTAGAGGACGAAACTTATGAGCAAGATGACTAGCTGGATATTAGAGAGGGAAGAACAGAAACACTATCTACACTCCCTCAACCCTTTTGACAGACACAGCAACACAGAAACTACGGCAGGGCAATATTATGTTGATTACGCTGGATATAGAAACCAACACAAAGCACGACACCATCTGGTGCGTAGTAACTCAGGAAGTAGTGACAGGCAACATGGTAGTCCACACAACACCTGAGACACTAGCTCCCCTGATTCGTGACGCTGTTGGTTTTATTGGTCACAACATCATAGGCTTTGACGCGCCAGTACTTGAGAAGGTGTGGAATTTACACATACCTAACAATAAACTACTTGACACACTGGTTCTGAGTCGCCTGTATAACCCTTCTCTCGACGGTGGACACAGCCTAGACAGTTGGGGCAAGCGTTTAGGTGACGAAAAGATAGACTTTAGTGACTATGACGGTGGTTTATCTGATGAAATGATTGACTATTGCAAGCAAGACGTAGCTTTGACAACGAAGCTGTATAAA